TTCTACTCTTTCAAGTTTGCCCTCAACAGCATCAAGTCTACTTGTGAAATAATTGAACATTAACACTAGGATGAGAGTCAATAAACCTACCATCCCATTCTTTTTGATTGCTGCTGCAATTGCAATTGGATCCATGTTAAATTATGCAGTTTTGTTCCAAATCAATATATCTTATTGAGTATGAATATGTCAGAATAGATGCTATTATTTGCACTTGAGCTGGAGAATTTTGCTTGTATATCTAACAAGTTTGTGATAGTGGTATTAAATGTAGTATTGTTTATTACATTCCAAGCGAATCCCTCTTGTGTTCCTGATGCTGCTTTAAGTATGTGAAGCTGTGCAATGGTAACAATAGATGCCACACCAGCTGCACCAATAGATCTTATAGTGAAGTTAACTGAAAGCATGAATACTTGATTAGTAATCTGTGGCAAAGTAAATGCTGGAGAATCAGCTAAAACTGTTGCATTAGATTTCAATCTTATAGTGATTGTATGGTTATTCTGAGCACTTAATAAACCAGCCATTTCTACTCTGAATGAATCACCTACAGAAAACCCATTTGCTGGTACTGTAAGAGATCCAACACCCCCATCTATCAATGTGCCAAATGATGTCCCAGTATGTGTTGAGCTGTTGCCAGTCTGAGCAAATAGGCCATAATTAGTGGCAGCTGTGATTGTTGGTTTATTCTTGATGAAGTCAAGTGCAGCATTATTTGATTGATTCCAATCTGATTGAATCTGAGCAGCTGGGATTGTAGGCTTGTTCTTAATGAAATCAACCTCAGTATTATCTGACTGATTCCAATCTGATTGTACTTGAGCTGTACTTGTGACGTTAATATTTGTAGTTGCCATTAGCTTAGTGTTATATTGATTGTATTATTTTCAGTTGTATTCTGTGTGAATGTATCCTCTAGCACTCCATTAACATACACATTGTAAGTCGTTGTCAGATCACCACAATTGCCAGCTGGAGGATTCCCATTCTCAAAGTCATAGTCATCATATGGGATGGCACACCAATCTTCATTGTCAAATACTCTCAAAGATACTAGCATGGTCCATCCAGCCACCATGTCTTGACCTTGATTGATGAATGGATCTGTGCCTATCTCAGCTGTGACATCTGAAAACTCAGTCCATCTGTACTGCTGTAGTGTAGTCTTGATGTCATTGCATATCAATAAGCAGTCTGAATGGACCTCATTTATTTGTCTATAGTTAGAATGATTGTACTTGTCACAGATGGTGATGACAAAATTCACATTCACATATCCAGCACCCATCCCACTAGGCTGCAAAGTTGCTACCATCAGAGGATACTGTGCAGCATCTCTGCTTATAGCATCAAGGAAATCACCTTGAAAAAACTCATTTATTTGTCTGTGCTGTGTTGCGATCTCTTGCAGCTCCAGCATGATTTGGTTTAGAGTCTTTTCCATTTAGGTAATTTTTTAATTTGTCAATTTGTTTTTTGCTTGCAGTGAATTTTTTCATACTATCCATCCAAAAGGTTTATATCCAGTCTGATCCTTAGTCATAGATTCATTGCATGAATTGTCATCACAACATACCAAATACTCAGGATATTTGACACCATTGTCATCTTTCAAGAATCCTATCAATCTTTCTTTATAAAAATACGCATCCTTTCTGAGCATATCTCTAAGATGTACAGTTTCTGTATCTGTATTGGCTGTCATTGTCTCATCTGACTGGCGGCCCACCGCTTTGTTAGTTAGCTTCTCATTGAGCATTGCAGCAGCTCTGAAGTCAACAAATGCTACCAAACAAGGGATCACATAGTCATTCATCAGTGTAAGATAGTCTGCTGTCCAGGTACTTGTTTCAACCCTATGCAGCAATGCCTTGTACAAAGGTGTTCCAAGAGCTGGCTGTAGATGCATATCTTGTGATCTCTTGATACATACAGATAGGATCTTTGTATCTGTATTCATGTGAATCAATCCAAGTTTCTTGAGATTCTCAACTGATAGTAAGTAGTTCATGTCTTATTGTCTTTTAATAACTAATTGTTGTACCCAAATATGTCTGCAATATGGGGTGCTTACTTGAGTCTGAGGATTTGTATACCATCCACCTCTATAGTTCCATACATTGCGATCTACTCTTGAGCTGATATTGTTTATTTCATCCCTTGTGTAAAGTCTATTAATGTCTAACAATCTGGCACAGAAATCTCTTGTCCTTCCATCTGGAAGTTTTGGAGGGCCCTCAATACCTGGTCTTTTTTGATAGCTGTATACTACCATGAATTGATCAATAGGAGCTGGAGCTTCATCCAGCAATTGCTTTCCCAAGTCAGACACCTCCCCATCAACAAGTAATTCAAAGTCAATAAGTCTCTCAGTTGACTTGGCAATCTCTTCTACACTGGCACCAGTAGCTGATGCAATAGATGATGCATCCTCACCAGCAATGAGCATTGATAGAATTGATTTCTCTAGTGCTGAAATAGTAGCTTTGACCTCACCAATAGTTGCAAACATCATCTGTTCTTTACTGAATACCTCATCAGATGGTGTATCCCATTCAATGACATTTGTCTTTAGGACCTTGTATTCAGATGAATCAACACCATATTCTGAGAATATTGTAATCTCATCAGCACTGAATTCATGCTTATGATCACAGCTTGATAGTGTAGTGCTAGGCAATCCTACAATCTTGCGAGCTTGTGCCTCTGCAATTGTTGGGAATGATGCCAATACTATCTGCAATGCACTATCAGCTGTCAATACTCCAGCCTTTATATTAGCCACCACCTCAACAAGTGATGCAATCTGTGCACCATTCAAGGCTGATTTAGCCACATCTACTTCAGCACTTTCTGTTGCTCCAGTTGTATCTGTCACTGGTGCTGCTGTTACTGGTGCAGCTGTTACAATTGGCCTAACATCAACTAGCTTCAATGTACCAATGGCCCCTGATAGCTGTACCATGTAATTCATTAGCCATTCAATCTGCTTCTGTCTTGAATTGACATAGGTATTCTTATAGATCTCAAACAAGTCATCTGTCTCAGCTGCGTTGAATGATCCGTTAGGAGCAATACCAAACAAGGATGGAGCCACCACAGAATGAGCCACAAGAATATTCTGCTGCACTGACTTCTCAGTCATGGCATATCTTTCATGTAAGTTATTACCATTCAATGGCATTACTGTAGGAGCTTCGTCTGCTCCATTGCTGAATGTGATGATGATCTCACCAGCATCCTCCACAGATTGTGTACGGCCCTTGATTTGTTCTTTTATCTTTCTTTCCTCTTCAGATGTTTCAGGCTCACCTGATGCCAGGTTAATTAGTGTACCAGCCTTGAATCCATTCTGTATCTCATACATATTAAATTTAGAGATATCAACATCTGTCTGAATGGCTGTAATACCACCATAGTAAGGAGGTTTTGGATAGATTCCCTTCTCACCTCTTGCTTGTTTAGATGGCTCCTTATAATACAGAATGAATGATCCAGTGCGATTGTTCTCATTCAGTGCTGGATAGCTTCTGTAATTTGTCTTTTCTGCTGATTGCTGCAAAGCTGACCAGTCATCAGACACATAATACAGTCTTTCATCCTCAGTGATTCTGATAAGGTCAATATCCATGTGCTCCCATCTTACTACCTTGGTACCTTCTCTGTTCCATGTACCTATCACAGCCATTGCACCAAACACCTCAAAGTCAAAGGCCATTCTTTGAGCAATCTCATTCATGTCAAAGTCAGCAAATGGATTGGCAAGGAAATCAGTCAGATCACCTGATACTGCTTCAAGGCCACCACCAGCAATGTAGTAGGTTTTATTCTTAATGATACCTTGATGCCAGGCACTACCTTGCAGAAGCTCAATAAGGAAGAAACTATAGTCATTCTTTTTTCCCCATTTAATGAATCCTCTTTGAGAATCTTTCTCCTCTATTGGCAATTGATACTGCTTGCTAAATGACAAGCTGGTGATCTTACTCATATATGTTATTTAATATTGTTGTCGAAAATTCATTTGATGGTGAGTCAATCTCATATACATGTGCTCTGCCCTCTTCACATAGATTGTCAGCGAGATCAGGATCTAAATTACTGCTTGATGTCTGCTCAAATATTCTGTATGTGTAAAAGCCAGCATATGGGAAAGTCACATCCACCAAATCCTCAATCACAAACTCATCAAATCTTGATGTGCTTGTACTGATGTTTGGAAGTATGCAAGTCACAGATTCAAAGCTCTGCTCATGCGTAAACTCAAGGAGCCAATAAGGGGCTGTCAGAGTCTGATATTCCGTTACTGTCACTATCAGTGTTGATGTCTGATATCT